AAAGGCGGGAGAAGTGCTCCTCTTGTTGGAGATTATATAAAACAATATATCAACAAATACGAGTGGGAAGTCAATCCCCAAGAGTTGAAGGATATCATTGTCAGTAGCGGCAATGACGTAAATAAGGCTGCAAATAACATGTTTGCGTTAGCTCAACAACAAAAGCAACAATCTAAAGGCGGAGTATTAAATAGAAGCGCACAAGCTGCGGGTAATGTTAATTCTTTCGGCAATACAGGTGGGAATCCTGCAGTCAAACAAGTAATTAATGTCATTAATAAAATGTCAAGTAAAACTGACGGTCCTTCACTTGAGCAGATTGCTAAAGCAGCGATGATGAAAATTTATAAATTGAGTAAAGCAGAATATGCTGAACTAAGGCAAGAAATTATTACCGGAAGAAGCACTACTCCTACTCAACAAGGAGGTTCAGGCGCATTTGGAAACATAGCATCTAATCTAACTAAACAGGGTGCAGCTCAAATGTCAGCAGACCATGATCGTCTTGCTACAGGTACTAACGAATCTATCCGTAAAACCAGAAAAATCTGAAACAGGAATAAATAAAAGTAGAGTCTATATGACTCACAAACTTTAAAAGGAAAAATATCATGGCAGATCAAACAAAAGTCCACGGTGACTTTAAACCGGTAATGAACTTTGACACAGGTTCATACACAGTAGGTTCATTGAATGACGTTACTACAGGCGTAACCGTTCAACCACAAGGTCCAAAGTTAGACTTCTTCACTATCACTGGTGGCGCTAACTGTAACCTAGCTACAACTTCTAACGTTGCAACAGCTATTCAAACTATCCAACAATTGGGTACAGTTTACTTGTACAATGTAAGCACAGCTTCAACAGGTACAATCACTATTGCTACATACCCAACAGGCGCTTATACAGCAGCAAGTTTGGCATTGGCAATCAACACAGCTATTGCTTCTAACGTTACTAACGGTAACGCAAGTGCATCTACTGGCGCATCATTCTAATCTAAAACTTAGATTAATAAACAGGCCCGAGAATTTCTCGGGCTTTTTTACCTCTATAAATACTGTATGAGTTACAGAATCAGATGCTATACGCTTTTTGACATTACTAAGACCGGTGTACTTAACAGAAAAGCACCGTCAACCTACACAACTGAAGAAATTAAAATTTGGGAACAAAAGCGCAATACGCAATTGAATTATGATACTATTCTACAAGTTATTTCTATACGTAGCCAACCGGAAAACAATACATCCACTAAAGAAATTTTAATTAATTTTAAAGAATTTGGACATTTTGGATTTTTATTTGAAGACGAAGAAGATCAAAAATGTTGGTACTTTGATTTTGATATTGCACAGGCCAAAGTTTTCTATGATGGTATAGACGAATTGGGATCATTGTTTACAGATGCTAACGGTGTTCCTATCATCAAAACCAACACAGCTTGGGATAAACTTCCTCAGTTTTTAGATACTAGTCCTGAACTAAAAAACATTCATTTTGAGATAATAAACGATGAGTAAAAAGAAAATTGACATGTTGAAAAACATGTTTGACAACAATGATACCCAGTCTTTGATAGAATCTATTATCTATGAGACAAAAGATGGATATCAATTATTTGGTGAATATCACATTGAAAAAGTAGGTAACAAGTTTATTGTTTCTAAGAACAAAACTGACTTAACTGAGATTTTTAGTAATTTAAAAAATGCGATTGTTTGGACTACTATGTACAAACGTGACAAACTTGTAGATGCAAATCGTGTTAAAGACTTAGATATTTTGCTTGAAGGTGCGGTGGTAAGCTATGAAATTCACAAAAAACTAGCTAAAAAAGCAAAAGACTTAGATACAAAAACACTTCATATAGTAAAACTTCAAGAAGATCAAATGAAACAGCAAGCTATCATTGAAGAACTAGACCGTTTTGTAATTAATGCTAAAAACTGGCAATACCGTCAGTTCAAAGAAGCCGCAAAATAAATAAAGATGATAAATACAATATAAGTTACTTCGGGAAAAACTATGAAACTAACAGAATTTAATATGAAACCAACGCAAGCAGCTAAGAAAGCTCTTAAAGAACATTTCAATGCTAACATGGACGTTGACAATTTGGGTCTATACGATACCAATCGTATGCTACGTAAAGTACGTGGTTTTATTGCAGAAATGAAATCTGCGGGTAAAGTACATCAAGGTCAACATAATCCAGCATACTTGAAAGCGGTATTCATGGAACAAGCATTAGCAAGTCACTTTGCTACATTGAAGGCTTTGCCTGTATATAATCAACGAATTGTTGTAGAAAACGAAGAAGTTGAAAAATCACAAGTTATTTTAGCAGCACAAGAAATGGTTGACAGTCTACAAAAGATGGTTGAGCAAATTTCTGACATGCTAGTTAAAGAACTTCCAGCAGTTGTTGACGGTGTTAACAGCGAAGTTGGTACAAATGAAGGTGATTCTTTTAATCAACAAGCAAGTGAAGCATTAAGCTCATTACAAGGTGCATTGACACAAGCTAAAGCAGGTCTACAAGGTGCACTAGGTGTTATCACTGGTCAAGGTGGTAACATGGACATGGGCATGGATGACGGCATGGGTGCAGAACCTGAAATGGGTGATGAAGAATTTGGCGGTGATATGAGTGATGACTCTGAAATGGGTGCAGAACCTGAAATGCCAGAAGAACCAAGCGAGTTACCTGAGCCAAATGTAGGACGTGCAAAGCGTTAATATGAGACTATTTGAGTTCGCTGACGATGATCCATTGCGTGTTAAGCTGGCTAGCGTTGCTATTCAGCTTAAGTCCAAAATAGCTGAGACAGAGGAACCGATGTCAGTTGATGACTTCTTAAACTTATTAAATGACAATGGAGTAACGATTGACAAGTCAGACATATATGATTTAATTAAAAAAGAACCATTAGTCAACATCATTACAGCAATTGAAGGTGATAAAGTTATCTTCAAAGGACAAGGTGATGATGAAGACTTAGAGGGTATGAATGATGAACAGCCCGGGGAGAATGAAAAGATTCTTCAACAGATGGCTAGTAAGCAAACTGCAAAACTAAGTTAACCAATAAGATTGTACTACAGAGAAATTTGTAGTACAATTTCCATATGTACATACCAAATAAATTTATTTACGAACCTATTAGTAGAGTTGATACACCAGAGGGACGTAGATATGCTACACCCGACGGTAACAAACTTCCATCAGTCACTACTATTCTTTCAGCAACTACTCCTGAAGAAAAGAAATTAATTTTACAAAACTGGCGTAATCGTGTAGGCCATGCTAAAGCACAAGAGATTACAACAGAAGCCGCAGGTCGCGGTACAAGAATGCACAAGTTCTTGGAAGATTACATCAAGACAGGGGTGTTAAATGCATCAGGATCGAATCCCTATAGTATCCAAAGTCACAAAATGGCTGATTCAATTATCAGGCAAGGCTTATCGCAATGCACTGAATTTTGGGGTACAGAAGTCCCATTATATTTCCCTGCAGTATACGCTGGAACAACTGACTTGGTTGGTGTCCATGATGGTAGTGAATCTATTATGGATCATAAGCAGACTAATAAGCCTAAAAAGCGTGAGTGGATTGACGACTACTTTATACAACTTACGGCTTATGCAACAGCACATAACGAACTTCACGGTACAAAAATCCGCAAAGGCGTCATTTTTATGTGCGATCCAAACGCTATGTACCAAGAGTTTATCATAGAAGGAAATGAGTTTGACAAGTATCAGCAAGAGTGGTACAAAAGACTAGAACAATACTATAGTCAGTTCGTATAAGGGGTGATAAATAATATATCGGACGGATATATTATATGCCAATTGTACAAATTTCAAAAATGCAACACAGAGTCGGAGCGCTTTCCGACTTACCTCAACTTGATATAGGAGAGTTAGGTTTTGCCACAGATCAGAATCGTTTATTCATTGGTGAGGATTTCGCTAACGTAGTAGGTAAGTCTAACGCTATTACTGCAAATGCTGGTAATGGTTCTGATATCTACAACACTGAGATTTTCACCAACAGCCCTAATTGTTTAATTAGTTTTACACAACTTACGGGTACACTTACACTTGCTACTGGAAATCTTAAAATTACAGGGGGTAGTCAAGTTGCCGGTCAAGTATTACAAACTGATGGGGCAGGAAATCTAAATTGGGTCACTGTTTCCGGAGTGGGAGCAGGACAGCCAGGTGGTTCAAATACATTCATTCAATATAACAACTCCGGTGGGTTTTTAGGTACTGCAAACTTTACTTACAATGACACTAGCAATACACTAACTGTTGATAACATCATTGGACACGGTAGTATTGGTACTACTGGTAATGTTTCTGCTAGTAAGTTTTTAGGTAATGGTGCATTATTAACAAATATTACTGGTGCTAATGTAACTGGTACGGTTGCTAATGCAAATATTGCCAACACTGTTGTTGCAAGTTCCCAGCCTAATATTACTAGTATTGGTACATTATCTAACTTATATGTCACCGGTAATGTCACAAGCGGTGCTAATCTTACAGTAGCAAACGCACTAAGTGCAAACAATATTAGCTCATACGGTACAGGTGGTAATGGCTTTGTTGTTGGCAACGGAGCACAAAATCAATCAGCACTTGCATTTGTACCAACTGCCGGTGTTAGTGCAAACATGGCGATTCGTGATTTCTCTACTGTGCCTAGTAATATGTATTTTGACGTATCAGTTGGTGCTAATGCGAACGGTCAGTTTATATTCAGAACAGGTAATGGATTTCATACATACGCAACACTTTCAAATTCAGGAACAACATTAAGTAATGGATTGATCGTTACAGGTAATATCTCATCTTCAAGTAACATTACCGGTAACTTGATTATTGGTAATGGTTCTAGCTTAACAAGTATTACTGGTGCTAACGTTACTGGATGGGTTGGTAATGCAAATATTGCAAATACTGTTGTTGCAAGTTCTCAGCCTAACATTACTAGCGTAGGAACTTTAGTTTCATTAAATGTCACTGGTAATGTGCAAGCAAATAAATTCTTAGGTGACGGTGGATTCTTAGGTAACATCAACGCCGGTAATGTCATTGGAAATATTCAACGTGCCAACATAGCTAACTTAGCATCTTCTGCTACAACAGTAATCGCACCTAATCAACCTAATATTACTAGCGTAGGTCCTCTTGCTAATCTAAGTGTATTAGGTAACATAGCAAGTAACGGATTCTTTGTTGGTAACGGTAGTTTACTAACTGGTACATTACCTAGTAGATCCAACATTAGTGTCGTTACTGCCAATATTGCTAATGGTGCATCGGCAAGTGTCACTGCACAAGGGTATAAAGGATATGCATTATATAGTTTACAAACTACTGCACCTGCATGGGTCACAATCTATACGTCAATTGCAGCACAGACCGCAGATGCAAATAGACCAATCACTAGTGATCCATTGCCCGGATCAGGTGTTATAACTGAGGTGATTACTGCTAATACTAATCCTATTATCTTTGCGCCGGCGTTGATGGGTTTCAGTTCAGAGAATGTGCCTGATGGTAATATCCAGATGAAGATTAACAATCAAAGTGGTGCACATCAACCTATCACGGTCACAATAACAGTACTACCACTAGAAGATTAATATGTCATTTAGACCATTACTTAGTTCATATAAATTTATACCTGAAGCTCTTACTAGCATACCTCTAGCGATACAAAGTGGTGTGTATATTACTCCGGTTGAAGTGACAAAAGCATATAATATACCATCAAGCACTGGGTTTGGAGTTACTATTGGTGTTATTAGTTTAGGCGGCGGATTTTTGCAAAGTGATTTAGATAAATCAATGAGTGATTTAGGATTGCAATCTCCTTCAATAAATTTTATTTCTATTAGCAGTGCAACTAATAACTTTAACGCTGACTCTAGTAATTTACAAAATCCCGTATCATTCAGTATTGAGAATACTCTTGATATTTTCTGCATCGCAAGTATGGTGCCGGATGCTACAATTAACATTTATATCGCTTCTCCTAATTTTTCGGTCAGAGATCAGATTGTTTCAGATTTTAATGCCGCTGTACAACAAGCAACCAATGACGGATGTGATATCATTGCCATCAGTTGGGGTACTGATGAATTGGGTGACAATGCACAACCCGGCGGTGATGTATTTGACACTGTATTCGCAACTGCCGAAGCATCGGGTATTACTATATTTGTTGCTAGCGGTGATTACGGGTCGTTCAATCCTGTGGTCGACAATTCTGTGAATAAAAATCTAGCGATTGCCCCTTTATATCCTGCAAGTAGTTCAAGAGTAGTTGCAGTCGGCGGAACTTATCTAACTGTTAATAGTGATGGTAGTAGAAACACTGAGTATGCTGCTCAAAATTCAGGTGGTGGTATAAGCAGAATAATTCCCGTACCACAATGGCAGAACAATCTAATATATAATACCTACCCAGTCACTACTCCAACAACATTAATTCAGTATCAAGTAAATCAAACTACTAGAATTGGCAGAGGAGTTCCTGATCTATCTGCACCATTTTTTAACTATGTTTTTTATTTTAATGGTTCTTTGATTACTGCTTCAGGTACAAGTGCTAGTTGTCCAGTGATTGCTGGTATGTTTGCTAGATTTATTGCAATGAATCATAAACAAAGACCATCATACGGTGCTAGCACCTTTATGTCTAAATTGTATGCTAACATGTCAACTGCATTTTATAATAAAACATTAGATAAAGCAGTTACCTTGTCTGGACAACCAACTAACAACAACGCTGCAAAGAGTCCTTATGGTGGTTATTTAGCAACAGCAAACAGTTGGAACCCAGTTACTGGATTAGGTGTGCCAAATGGTAGAATTGTGTATAGGCTTACCGGAATATCAGGGCAAACATTTCCCTACAAAAAATCATCACGCCCAACCTCAGGTATTGCATACCCAAGATAAATATATTGTACGATTCACATAGGGTGAATTTTATGCGGAAGTTCAACCGCGTAGTGGGTTAGAACCCACATTTTCAAGGAGAAAACAAAATGGGACGTCCTTTAGCAAAAAGATATTTTGGTAACGTTAATACTAACGATACAGGGTACAATCAAGATACGTATCAACGCAATGGTGGCGCTGGTATCGGTGGTCAAGGTGTGGCAAGTGTAACAATCGGTACTGCCGGCACTTACACATCAGGTTTACCTACAGCAACATTTTCAACACCAGACTTACCAGGTGGCGTACAAGCTACTGGTGTAGTTCACGGTAACGTGGTGTCAGCAGCTACTACAAGTAACGGTTCAGGATACAACTTTGGTGATGTATTGACTGTAGTAGGTGGAACTTCTACTACAGCAGCTACATTTACAGTTGCTTCAACATTGGTAGTATCAGCAGTTAAAAGTGCTGGCGGTACAGGTTATGCTGACGGTGACTTGTTAACATTCAGTACAGGTTTCTCACCATCATTAATCTTGCGTGTCAATCGTCCAGGTGGCGGTACAGGTTCACCGGACAATTTTACAATTACTCAAGCTGGTCGCCGTACTAGTGCTAACCCAACTAACCCTGTGACTTATGATAGTCATACAGGTTCAGGATCAGGATGTACAGTTACTTTAGGTTTTGGCGTTTATAGTTTCAGTACAGTGGTAGTTCAAGGTGATTATACTGCAATGCCAAGTAACCCAGCTAGCTTCACAGGTGGTAGTGGTACAGGCGCAGCAGCAACAGTCACATTTGGTGTAAGTGGAATCGTAGTTACTGATCCAGGTTCTGGTTATACATCAGCAAGTGATGCAGGTATCACATTCAGTGGTGGTTCAGCCGCAGCTACATCAGTAATGACTACTGATGACGGTAAACCTTATGATCCAGAAGCATTCCCGGCAATTATTGCTTATGGTCAAACAACTTCAGGTGGCTCTAACAAAATTGGTGATATCGTTCGTCAACGTGGTTCACATCGTTATTACTTCACAACAGCAGATGGTACAGCAGTTTGCGCTTTGAAAACATCTGGTGCAGCAAGTGCGGCAGGTGAGATGACTATCAATGCTACTGATACTAATGGTGGCACATATTATATCTCTAAATTAACAGCACATAAAGCAGTTGTAGTTCCTAATACAGGTTCATTATTTGCTGCTAATACAGCAGTTCACTGGACTTTCAGTTCAAGTGATTCTACATATGATCCAACAACATCAGTTGTTATTGACAACGCTTAATATTTTTAAGCACAATAAAAAAGCCGCTTTATGCGGCTTTTTTTATTAGTTTCTGTAATTTATCTTGTACAACATCAAAGTTGATTGTGTTAAACAATCCCGGATGTAATGGTTTTGGATAATGTTCAAACTCTACCCAAGCATAACCACAATGTTCTTCATTGAGTTTGGGGATAAACTCAGTTTCAACCTGACAAAAGAATGTGTGGTAGGTGAAGTTGTTGTTTACAAACTTCTGTATTGGAATAAGTTTTGGTTCTTTTGGAAAATAGCCAAGTTCTTCTAAACATTCACGTTCAACACCTTCATACAGTGTTTCATCTTTTTCAACTTTGCCACCAGGAATGCCCCAGTTGCCTGGGTTTCTTTCGTCATTCCTAAGTAAGTATAAAAATCTATGTGAATCTATAGCGTAGAAGAAAATGCCTGCGCTAGTATTTGTTATCATACTATGATTTATCTCATAGTTAAATGACGATAGAATAATCACCTTGATCGTACCAACCTTCGTAACTCTTCATCCATACACCAGCAGCCCAACGATATTGAACACCAGTGTATGTGTTAGTTACAAATTGTGTATCTGGGTATAGTTGACTGTCAAAGGCTACTTCCCATTTACCGGTATTAGAAACATATTGAATAATATCATTAGCATTAGCAGTGACAGTTCCCCAAGCAACACTAGTACCATCTAATCCTTCAACGATTAGATAACGTTGTCCGTTACTAGCTTCCGGTAACCCATGCTCAATACCAGAACTTTCATTGGGTCCCGTAGTGTGAGGATTGATAACTCTATCTACCGGCTGTAATGTATCTTGCGGTAGTGTGTCATTGTCAAAATTCAACAGCAATACTCTATCATCGGATGGGTTTAATGCAAATGTTGCAACAATTGGATTACTCAAATATTGATTGTCTAACCAAATTTGACTGCTTGGTTTTATTGTACCATACACATTTAATAAACTAGTCCAGTATAATTGTGTATTTGGATTTTCTGGTAAGTCAATTGCTTCATTGTTTGGATATGAAGGTTGGCTACCTGGTACTAACTGTAAACTATTTCCAATCAATAATACTTTGTATCCATATGGTGTGACTTTTTCTCGTGTACCCAATAACAACGAATCGTCTTTCATGTCAGTTAATGCATTGCCTTGAAAGATACTATTGATAATCTTATGAATAACACCAAGTTTCTTAATTTTAGCACTAGAACTTATCCAGACAGGCATGTAGAATTTCCAAGACATTACATCAATAGGATTACCTGACCCAACCGGAATACTACGACTACTAAATGTTAGTCCATCTTGATATACAACACTTAAACTAGTCCAATCAACAAAATTATCAGTAGATTGTAATTCCATTGCAGGGTTGAATAATACACCCAGTTGTTCAATTAACTCTAATTTTTGATTATAGTTAGTTGTCCAAAAATCTACAGTAATACGTAGTGTATACGGTACTGGCATCAGTCTTTCAACAGTGAATGCCTGTCCTTGGGTGTTTTCAAACTGTTGAGTATCGGCGTTGTATGTACGACGGCGAACATTTAGTTTATCAACAAAGAAAGGATCCTGTGTGCGTTTTTGATCGTATTCTAATCCACTTATATAATATGTAATCATTGGTGCGCTAGGCATGCTACTTGCACTATTATTAGCAATAATAGTACTTGCTTGACGACTTGAATCTCCATATTGAATTGGCACACGAACAAGTATAGGATTACCTGCAGGGTCATTACCTTTAGTTACTTGCCAATCTGAAAACACCCTCGCGAATTGAATTAAAAAACGACGGATTTGATTATCGTAGAAGAATGAAGCCATATAGTACCTTTTAACTATTTAGTGTTTATGAAATCTCTTAAATGCAGGAAGAGTAGTTTCCTTATCACACACGGTACAGTACATTTTTATTTTGTTAGGATCTATTCTATCTGCATTATTAAAAGGGTGTTCTTTGTTAGCTAACATTTTTTGTTGTGCTTCTTTAGCTTTTTGTTTATTTTCTTCTTGTTGAAAAGCATGGGTACCTTTAGATAACTCTTAATCTACTTGTATTTTTAAGATGTTTGAAAGAGGTTGTTGTTGTGGAATTGTTGTTCCATTAGTCAACGTAGTTGTTGCGGTGTTATTTACAAATGATCCCATCAATGTTTCACTTGATGCGGTACCTGCTTGTGCTCTAACGTTTACACCAATGCGTACCCACAATGTACCATCATATCTGTATAAAATATTAGGCAAATAGTCAGTACGTAAGAAATAATCACCTACACTTGGATTAGTTGGGAATGTGATTCCTGATCCAGTTGGCAATCCATTTGGAGCAGTACCATCGCCAATCAGGTAACCGTTTGTATAACCAAATCCTTGCGGAGTAAATTGTTTGATATATGTAAAGTCTGGATCAGCGTCAGCACGATAATCCATAACGTTTTGTTGTATTGGATTGCCCTTAAAACTTGAACCTAATGTAATTGTTGCACCAACCGGAATATTTGCAATTGTTGGCTTGCTAATTGAAATCGTATTTGCAACAGAATCATATCCTGCTAGTAATGTGCCCGGAGCAAATGCGTCAATCAGTGTGGTTGTACCGTCAGTTAATGATAATGAAGCATTGATATCCAAATCCAATGAACCTATTTCATCATAATATGTGTCTAAATTCAATGGATCAATAGCTTGTTGTACATGTAATGTAGCTGATCCAGTTGGGATAGCTTGTGCTGCTATCAAATAAACACTTGGGTATTGATCGGTATAAGAATAAGTGTTGTCTGCTGTACCGTATGGTTCAGTAATCACACTTGTTGCTTGAAGTTTTAATACAGGGGTTGATTCAACTAATCCAGAACCAGTATCGGTTCTTTCGGGAAGAATTTCTGCTTGTTGTAGGTTAACTTTAACAAATTCATGTAATGCAACTATATCATCTTCTGTTAGTTTAAATAATTCTTTACGTGCCGCAGCGCCAATACGTATTGCTGGACTAGGATTTTTATATTTAGGATTGTAGACTAATGCTAGTTCTCCCCTAATTGGAGTAGGACTATTTGGATTACTTAAAATTCTAACTGGATTAGCAGGTTGACTTCCTCGTGCATCAACTGTTGGAACAAGATATAATTGACTTCTATCATATCCATTCTTAGGAACAAGTCTAGCAGCTTCGGCAATTGCAGCATCATTGATAGCAATGTTTGTGTTGTAGCGACTGATAATGTCTGATAATGCATCGGCAGTGTCTAGTTGCCACATTGATGTGAAATATGTTGTATTAGTTACCGGTGTTCCTTCGGGCGGTGTTCCATTTACCATATAAGTAATACCATTTTCAGTGACCATACTACCATTGCTATATGTTGATGTGGTTGAATATGCGGTACCGGTACAAGGTGTACCTGCTGGAATATTACCTAGAGTAGTGTATGTTTTGTCTCCATATGTAACAGTATAACCCGAAACATAAGTAGAACTACTATTCCAATTACCAAGATAGTTATCTTTGTTGATTGGTTGACTTAGTATTGTACTAAATTCTTGACTATCAACTAATGGTTCACATTTGATACGCCATAAATGAGGATACCATGTTTGTGTAAACCCTTCACTGGCAAAGTTAGAATCTGTTATCTGGTAGTATCTACGTAAACCAATTGGCAACGTATCATTTAACGGATGGTAGTCTATTAAGTGTGGAAGTTCAAATACGTCACCAACCATTAATTTACGACCCACGGTATCAATCATGTCATTATAATGAACTGTGATAAAGATAATGTCGTTGTTTAAAAACAATCCAAATTGACTTAAATCAAAATCTAAGTTTTGTACATTATAATGTCCACGCAATATATAAATGTCAGGTGCGTAGGTTCTATCACGGTTTTCTAAGAACAACAAATCCTGTATCTTAGTAGGATCAAGATTGGTATTTTGAGGTTGGGTAGAGTCTGTACTTGTTCCCTGATTAGAGGGTCCCAAATATTTGTGAATGTATAAATCTGTGGCCCCGACGGTAAACATCTCCTTGATTGATCTATCAAGGAACTTGTAATCGTTAGATTTGGTTGGCCTGTAAAGTGAGAGTCTTGGCATAGTTTGATCCAATTATCTTGTATTTATGACTAAAGTATTACCATAAAACACTTGACAACAAATAGATTCTCATATATAATTGATACATTGTTAATAGGAGCACACATGGCAACTCGCAAGCCGAAACTTACAGGCGATCACTTTGTTAAAGCACTGAACCCAAAACATGCTGATACAAAATACACAGGGGACGAACCGTTCTTCCCCCTACAACCTGAGGATTCAGATAGAACAATTGCATTGACTAGGGCATTTACCTGGTATCATCACTTCTATAGCAAAAAAGACGCAAAAGAACTATTGTGCCAATATCTAGAATTAAACAATAGAACAGACGAAGCAAAGAAGTTACGCCGTGTGCATGAAAGTGAATTCCTGATGACACTTTGTTGGCTTGCACGTATGAATTTACGCGGGCTTGAGTTGTCAGATCATGAAGATTTAACCCTAGAAAATGAAATTAGCAGACTGTCTAAACTTATAAACAAGCCTGAGGTCATTGAAAAAGAAGAAAAACTTATTAATCGTCCCAATATTCAAGAATTATTGCGTGAAAAAGCACGTGAGGCTGCAGGTGAGTTAGAAGGATTGTTTGACGAGTTTATCACTTTAGGTAAAGCAAGTCAAAAGCCAATTGATGTTGTTGCCAAACTAAATATTGTCCCCCAACAAATCCCCTACATTGTAGAATTCTGGAAGCGTAAACAGAATGAATTTGAAGTGTTGAGCGAGGGTAAAGATAGTGATATCAAAGAAGCATATAGTTTCTTGGGTAAGATTCAGGTTCGCAACATTCTTAAATTTATCGAGAGTGTCATCGGTGACCTGAACAGTTATATTTCTGTCAAAAAAGCAAGTAAAGCTCCTCGTAAACGCAAAGCAGTGCCTGTTGAAAAGATTGTTGCTAAACTCAAATACTTAAAGGAATTCAAAGATGCAGTCAATAAACTTGACCTCGTATCAGTACACCCTACTAAATTACACGGAGCTAGTGAAGCATGGGTTTACGACACAGCAAAGCGTAAACTTCACCACTATATCGCCGATGAATACTCAAAGAGTTTCACGGTCAAAGGCAACGCTTTACTTGGTTTTGACACAAATATTTCCGAAATCAAAACTCTTAGAAAGCCAGGTGAGCAAATTAAGGAAGTCATGGGTTCTAAGCCTGCCGCAAGAAAGTATTTCAAAGACATTAAAGCAGTCAGTGCGACTCCTAATGGCCGATTCAACGAGAATATGCTAATCCTGCGATGCTTTTGATTGACAAGGTGTAATAATGAACGAAGCTGAAAACACTTTTAGGACACTAAAGGAAGAACCACTACTTATTAAAAGTGTGTGGTGCTACTTGGGTTTACATAGGTGGACTCAGTGGAGTAAGCCCATGAATCGTATTGAGGGCGCATACAATGTTGACTTGCAAACTAGGACCTGTAGTTGTTGCAATCAGTATAGTGTTAAAGTTTTGAGAAAGACATATAGATGAACGAACGAATCAAAGGCCTTGCCACACAGGCTGCTAAAGAATACCACGCAACTACTAAACCTGCTACTCACACCATACCCGGCAGTAAAGTGGAGGAAATTATAGAAAATGCTAAAGAGGCTGAAATAGCTATTATTCCTGATGCGTTTTGCGAAAAGTTCGCCGAGTTATTGATCCAAGAATGTGCTGAGGTTGCCGATAATGCTGATGCTACTAGAGAAAAATGGCAAAGTATTGGCAAATTTGTAAAAGAACATTTTGGAGTTGAAGAATGATTGATCCTAGATCACAGGAAGAAAAATTAGCAAGAATGGATGAGTTGATGAAGCCAATTGAGCAACAACTTATGATGTGTGATGACTATAAAGACCAGTTAATGATGGCTAGTTCTATGATGGTCACTGCTTGCGACTTATTTACTCAACATATGGGTACAGAAAGTGCGAAGGAAATGTTTACAATTTTTATGGAGAGAAATTTCAAATGACAAATCAAGTTGATTTAACAAAATATCAGGGGTTCGTTGAGGCAGTTACTAGTCAGGCTAGTAATGACTTAACAACATTTATGAATCGCTTAGATTACCTAGATGGTAACTATGTTGAAAACGAGGGACATGGACCTGATATCAATGTCCCGTTGCTTATCACTGCATGTATGGGTCTTGCCGCAGAAAGTGGCGAGTTCATTGAAGTGCCCAAGAAAATCATTTTTCAGGGTAAGCCGCTTGATGACGCAGCAGTATTTCACATGAAGCGTGAGTTGGGTGATGTAATGTGGTACTGGATCAATGCATGTCGTGCATTGAATCTTGACCCTAACGAAGTTATTGCAGAGAATGTTAAGAAACTAGAAAGTCGCTATCCAGGTGGCACTTTTGATGTTCACTATTCTGAAAATCGTCAACAGGGTGATTTGTAATGGCAAAAATTGATAAAAGTGTCAAAATAAAAAATCTAAAAACAGGATTAAAGTCATCCATAGTACCCTCACAAGCAAAAGGGAATGAGGGGAACGTGGGTAAATGGTATGAGACCCAGCTTAAGGAGAATGGGTTTCCTATGAATTCAAAACATGGTATAGATATACCTGATTTGGGATTAGAAGTTAAAACCAGAAAACTAGGTAGCAAAGCCCATCATACTACAGGTAACATGACGTACAATAATATTGTCAATACGCCTTATAAAGAATCTACTATTTTTCAAAAACTACAACAGCAAAATCGTATGGAATACGATAATGATTTAAACACAATTGTAGAAGAAACAGTTTATGATTTTAGAGACCCGGAGATTCAAAAGAAGATTGAAGAATCTTACGAAAACGGCAGAAGGCTTCTACGTGAAGCCGGCGGTGTCGTTGAGGGTACTGTTGTAGGCGGTGAGTATGGAGTCTTTGAATACAAAGAAGGCAATAGTTACGCACACCGAATTCCCGATTCAGGGATGAGAAAACTTAAAGGCATGTCAAAATCTGTAGTTAATGACATCTTTAAATTTGAATAAACACAATTAAATTTATTAGTCTATAGGTGTCCCAGTACCTTGAAATATGGCTATAACCCGTCCTAACCACAGTGACGGTAGAGTGATGACGACTAACATCTAATTTATAGGACTACCCATTTGGATGCCTAAACGCCTTGCCGCTGCAAGTAACGTTTCCTATATCTTAACGGTTGAAAGTTTGCCGAGTCATGGTAATTGCGATAGAGGGCTCGGGCTGGATAACACTTCCCGATGAATCATGTGTTATCATAACAGCGAATGCAGCAAATTCCCTTTATGGGTTAGTGAGACATAGACAATCCTCCACTGTAATATTTGAATTCATCGTCGCCTAAGTTCCTCAAGAATGTTTTGGTGTGGTAGGTTTATATCTACTCGCCATTGCCTAAGAATATATAAAACAACTCCGAATCAAATGAACCCATAGAATTTCCGATAAATAATGTATCCGGAGAGTATAATGAACCTACAAGAATTAAAAGATCAATTATTTCAAAACCTAAGATATCGTATGGGTGAAGGTATAGTTGATATTGAAGCAGACCCAGAACATTTTGAAGCAGCATATCAATATGCCATTAAGATTTACCGTCAAAGAGCACAAAATGCTACTATGGAATCATACACATTAATGAGCCTACAGGAGCATGTTGATACATATACCCTACCACAAGAATTTATCAATGTCCGTCAAGTTTTCCGTAGAACAATTGGTTTAGAAACTGGACCTAGTTCTAGTAGCTTTGATCCATTCTCCAGTGCTATCTTAAACACATACCTATTGAATTATAACTACAGTGGTGGTTTAGCTACATACGATTTCTATGCAGGATATATTGAATTAGCTGCACGTATGTTCGGTGGCTATATGATTTATACCTTTAACCCTGTCACTAAACAGATTCGTTTAGTTAGAGATACAAAGGGTTCAGGTGAACAGATTCTTGTGTGGGCTGATATACAACGCCCTGAAGCTGAACTATTACAAGATCCGGGTGCAGGTGTTTGGTTGGGTGACTTTACATTATCAACTATCAAAATGATTATCGGTGAAGCACGTGAAAAATTTGGTTCTATTGCTGGCCCAAGTGGAGGAACCACATTGAATGGCACCGCACTAAAAGCTGAAGGTCTAGCACAACAAAATCAACTATTAGAAGATTTGAAACGCTATGTTGACTATTCACAACCACTAACATGGGTCATTGGATAATATGAGAGCAAGTGAGTTCATTGTTG